GAAGAGATAGATCCAATCAAGGAACTATTTCATTTTGAAAAAGCTGAACATCCAGACGTTGAGGATAGTCAGTATGTATTAAAAGCCGATGATTGTTTGTACATTCAGGTTTGTGATGCATATGAGTACATGGGTAAAACCACTTACGAAGTTCATAAATTGGCTTGGATTGATGACGGTAGTAATTGTGTTACTGAGCATTTCGGATCATTTGAAAAACTAGATGATGCCATGAAAAAAGTTCTTGAGTTAAACAGAGAAAGAAACATTCATAATCAGTTTCCAGATTTTGACGATGAAGAGGGCTTTAACAAGCTACTTAATGAATTAGACAAATATGGTTTTGAGGATGAATGTTGGCATAATGAGGCCATGCCCCATGTTTGTAAAATGATACCAACAGAAAAATATCCAGATAGGGCTATGCGTGTTTGGATAGATTGGAAAGATCATCAGTGGAGTCAGTTACATTATAATCTCAAAGAGGGTCAGATTTATTACAGATTTAATGTTCATCTTCAGGGTGAATATGGTGATCAAGATACTACAGAGTTCAGTAAAGACTTTGAGACAATGGAAGAGGTCTTGGAGTTTGTTAAAGATTATTTTGAGTCCAATGTTGCCAAGTGGACGCCTCTTTATGATGAGTGGAATAATTGGCTTAGTAAGCAAGATAACATTGATGACAAACAAGCGGACGCTCAAGCGGTCATCACTTGCTACACTTTAACTGAAGATCAGAAAGAATATGTGACTGACTTTATTGAAAGGTGGGAACAATAATGACTAGACCAATGAAAGATTTTATCAAAACCAAATTTGGATTGTACGATGAGGACACTCCAATATATGAGGGTTACTATCTGCCCAACAATCGTTGGAACGGTTGGTTACAACCGTTAGTTGATGAGGAAAATTTTAAGAAAATCATCAAAGATATTTTTCCATCCGATTGGGATGATGATGACGACAGATCATATTGGGAGGATTTTAAAAATCAAAAACCAAATGATAATGGTCTTTATGATGTTTCATGGGGCATCTGTTGGATGTCCGAAAACGATGGAGAAGAGGGGGAGATTTATTAATGCCTAATCATTGTTACCAGACTGTTTTCCTGAGAGGAGAACCAAAAGAAATTGACCGTCTTTACGAGGCGGTCAAGGAACGAAAGTTTTTGAGTGCTGTCATTCCAGAACCAGAAAATATGTTTCATGGTGCGGTTGGCGAGGAAGAGCGCAAGTTGTTAAAAATCCTAGATCGTCCGAATTGGTACGATTGGCGCAATGAAAACTGGGATACCAAATGGGATATTTGTGATCCTACGATTGTTGAAAAATTACAAGATGACAATCACTATCCAATTCCTGTGAAGTATTTTTCTTTCAAATGTTGGACGGCTTGGAGTCCACCGCTCCCTATATGGAGAAAATTACATGAAATGGGCATAGAAGTTTGTGCCGATTACATTGATGAGGGCGGTTGGTTTGAAGGTGAATTTAAGGAAGGTGAAAAGAAAAGTTGGAAGCCCGAAGAGAACCCACGGTTTGGGGATATTTATAAGGAATATAACAAGCAATCATTTTCCGTTTACCCAAGCCCCGATGACGGAGACCATTTTACTTACGATCCTGAGTTTGTTGATTTTTGCTTTGATCACGAAGTTGATGAAAATTACTTTGCAGAGTTTGTCAAAAAGCAAGAGGGTTGGGGCTCAGAAGAGGAGGATGATTGATATGAGTGAACTGGAATTAAATTCAGATGAAATTGTTTATCTCATAATGGGTTTAACGTGTGCTGTAGATTATGCAGTTCTTACTCCAGAATCTGTCAAAGATTTGCAATCAAAATTAAACAAAGAATTTCATAAACAAACAAAAGACGTGAGATATTCTTTTGTGGAAAACGGAGGTGACTATGAATAACGAACATAAGTTTTATGAGTGTGTTGATTGCGGTGAGGAAGATTTAGTTTTCGAAGGTGAAAACGAATACGAACCTGATCCTATCACAGGTGAACCAAGATGTTTTATATGTGATTTAAAATCTAATCCAGAAAGATTTGGGAGGTGACTATGAGTGAACTTAATAAAATTCACATTATAAATGAGAAGGCTTGGACTTTGACTAAAAGTCAAATGAACGTGCTTCAGGTTGCAATGGATCACATGGTTGAACACATGGAAGATGTTGTAAAAGAATTTCCCGAAGTTGATGTTTACAAAAAGCGTTTATATGAAGCCCGATCAATAAGAAATATGGTGCAACCTTGGTAGCCTATTATAATGAGATAGACCCATACGCCGCAGAATGGCTCAGATCGTTAATTCGGTCTGGGCATATCGCAAATGGTATAGTGGACGAAAGGAGCATATCAGATGTCCGACCAGATGAACTTCAAGAATTTACTCAATGTCACTTCTTCGCAGGGATCGGCGTCTGGAGTTACGCACTCCGATCCGCAGGGTGGGAAGACGACCGACCAGTCTGGACAGGATCGTGTCCGTGCCAACCTTTCAGCGGAGCAGGCAATAAAAAAGGGGTTGCTGACAAGCGGCACCTCTGGCCTCACTGGTTCCACCTCATCGAACAGTGCCGACCTTCAACGGTCTTTGGAGAGCAAGTTGCGTCAAAAGACGGCCTCGGTTGGATCGACCTTGTACAAGCTGACATGGAAGGAGCGGACTACGCCATCGGGGCTTTCGATCTCTGCTCTGCGGGCTTCGGCGCTCCGCACATCAGGCAAAGACTTTGGTTCGTGGCCGACACCGACAACCCGAGATCACAAGGGCGGATATCAGGGCGGACGGATTCGAAATGGCAAGATCAGCACGGACACTCTGGACGTAGCGGCTCAACTATCGGGATGGGCGACCCCGACATCGATGACGGGCGGAACGAACATAGCCCCGTCACATCTGAACGGGAAGCACGGTTGGAACACGGGGGCGCAAGCTCAACTGGCAGGGTGGCCGACTCCAACACTAGACTCAGTGACAAATCGTTCAAAAAAATACGCACAAGGGGGCACACCTCTGACACTAGCGGCTTCGATGGCCGGATGGGCAACACCGAACACGATGGACAGTCTACCATTACGGAGCCGAGAGGCGATGATCAGGATGCATCAGACGACGCGAAAGAACAGATCGTTTCCGTGCAATCTGAGGGAGCAAGTGTCACCCGACATGATAGAAGCTGTAATGGAGGCGAAGGGGGAGGTGACGCCAGAACCCAAGCCCATGAGACTAACGGTTTCTGGAGAGATACTGATTGGCTCCGATGCCGAGATGGAAAGTGGAGGCCAGTTGAACCCAGCACATTCCCGTTGGTTGATGGGGCTACCGCCAGAGTGGGACGACTCCGCGCCTATGGCAACGCCATCACAGCGCAAGTCGCGCAAGGATTAATCGAAAGTTATATGGAGGTAAAAAATGACTGAATTATTATCAGAAAAAAACATCAAAAGACGCAAAGAATTATCTATTATGTTGGGAGAGCGTACTGGAGATGACATTCACTGGACGCAAGTCATGGAAGACAAACATTGCGTTTATATGCACAGATGGGAGTACCCTGATGAAGTTGAGGTATACTTTAAGCCTCTTCCTATGTGCGCTGAAGCTTGGACAGATATTCGTTATGAGGATAGCGTGTTTTTTTATCAGGGAACTGAAATACCACAACATTTAAAAGATAAGACAAAAGTTCTTATTGAGGAATACAAAGAACACGAAAGGGAGTGTTATGAGTAAAGTGAAATCATGGGTGATGGATCGTGAAGAGAAAGCCGCAGATCGCGGCTCAATGGATCGATATTATGGGCGGCAGCCAGAGCCACATATCTGGTTGGATAATATTGGTAAGAGTGTTGTGACTGAAAAAAACATGACTAAAGAAGAAAAGAATGCCTACTGGGAGGGTTGGCGCAATGAGGAAGACAGAAAGGACTGGGGATGAAAAAAATGGAGCGCGGTGGATTTAATTTGCAAAAAAGGAAAAAAAGCCGCGCCCCAAAGTTTCAACAATTACGGGGGTAACTGTGTAAGTTGTTTGTAACTGAATTTTATATGTGTTGCAAATTTTTTCTTGCCAGCCAGGACAGCTTATGTCATGTATTGTTTAATAGGAACATCGCCTGTTTCCTATTATTAAACTCAAAATACTGAACTAGACCCTCGATGCTTTTTATTTCTGTTTTTGGCATTGGGGGTTTTTTTTATAAAAAAAATTATATTCATCGTTGATTGAGTATATAAAATATTTTATTAATTATATCACATCTAGAATAAAGGAATATTAATATGTGGATCTGTAAAAGGTGCAGTAAAGAATGGACAGATAATGATTTTGTCCCCGACATTTGCAAGTGTGGTGGAGAGGTTGGGAGTATTGAACCCGAAGCCATGATTGAAATTAACAAAGTTCTGGACGATGCGTTTCAGAAAGTATTTGGAGATAGATGGTAATGGCAATTGAAGACGATAGTATTTGTATGCACCATGTTCTTGAAAAGCTTGGTGAGATTAAAACTGAAACTGATTTGAATAATTTCAAAGAAGATATCAAAGAAAAACTTGCTTACAATGAGCAATGGAGAATAGATAATCCAGCTTACCTTGATTTATTGGCAAAAGAAGACTTCGATGTTCTTAGGGCTATTAGAACAACTAAAGAAAAATATGTTCGAAGGGCTCTTGATAAATCAGATAACATCGGATCAGCCGCCAAACTATTAGGGTTGAAAAATTATCAGACTCTGCAAAACTGGATGAAAGATTTGGAGATTAGTAAAGATGGATGATGATGGATTTAACACAGTTCATGTGTTCCCGAAGCCCGATCACTACCCCGAAAAAAGAGAGTTCCTGGTGGAGATAGAAGGCGTTGTTAGAAAGACTTATCCTATTAAGGCTGAGAGCTCTGCAAAGGCCAGTCAGTTGGCTAAGAGCGAGTTCATCATTGAGTTCGGTGGTGACAGGGATAAGATCTTGATTAACGATGTGTGGAAAAACAAATGATCGAATACTTCACCGCTCTTGTCATTGCATATACCTTACATGGGCATGACATTGAAACAGCCGTATGGTTCGAAAGCGAGAAGCATTGTGCGAAAGCTATGGAAAACAGGAGTGCAGATTTTATGTACGATTATCTGTACGACCTTTATGGCAATGACATTTCGATGGGGTGCTACACAACAGATAAAGTGTCAAAATTAGTTAGGCCGAAAGTTCGGCCTAACTAACCTGTGCATTCTCCGTCATCAGCTTGACATAAATATGCTTCATCATCAAAGATCCAGTCTCCCTGGCGTTGCACAAAATCATTTAAACTTTGATATGATCTGGTTTTATGAAATTGATTTCCTATTCTTTTTTCTGCTTCAGGCCACCACTTCATTCTTGATGGATAATTTTTTAACATTGCCGCAAGAGTAGCCTCGGATTTTAAGAAACAACCATCGCAATTACCTCCACCTTTTATTACTTTGAGATCAAAAGAATGATTTTTCCAAAATGTTAAAACATCTGCAACTGCTACATTTGCTTCATATAAAGGATACCAGTTTGAACATCTTTTGTCAGGAGATCCTTTAGCTCTATGACTTTCATCAGCTCTTATACCAACTGTATTATGCCAAAAACTCCAACCATTTTGTAATAAAAATCTTCTAATTGTTTTAACTTTCATGTCAACGGTACAATATCTCCAAGCTATGTTTGGTAAAGTTTGTCTAAAATTAATCAGTTTATCAAATGGTTCACCATTTCTTGCTGCACTATTATGATTAACCTTTTTAAAAGAAACCTTACCATTTTTTCTGTCATATTCTAACCAGTCTATTTTAACACCCCATCTATCCGAACATTGTTGCACAAAATCCAAAGTTTCTGGCATTTCACGACCAGTATTTGCAAAAGCAACACGCACTCTG